ACACGGAGGTGGTGTTTCGGTTCCTGTCGGGGTACCGGGTACCGTTACTTTGGTGGATGAGTCACGACCGTCTGCTCAACTCATTGACCAGATGGGACCGGGGGCTTATTCCCCGTCTCGGTATCTCGTAAGATTCGAAGGGGTTCGTGGACAGGTTTGGATTGAGGATTCGGATCTCCAGTTCAAGTACGTGATGAAGGAGGGTGCCTTGTCGGAAGCCACAATGTCTTTAGTTCAACGGGTTGCTGCTCGACATTCACTTCACAAACGAGCGGCCGTCGCCAAGATTCCTCTCTATGGGCGGATGTTCGAGACCCACCTTACACCAAAGACCATCATCAAGGCGGTCTTGGCTCATTACCCGAACGCAGACCCTGCGACATTCAAGTGGGACAAGAAGCTGGCATCCTATCCGAACTATGGCACGATGTTCTACAACTGGACCATGAACTCCAAACCGGGGTCAGGTTTGTCTGAGGAGGCTCCCGCAGGGGGTGGCCTTCCAGATAGTGTTGTCTCAGGATCAGTTATAGTCGCTTTGGAACTGAACGGGGAAGCCATTCGGTCCTACGCCTACTTGAGAATCGACAATTAGTCCAGAGTCCCGGTACGAAGGGTGTGGCGAGTGGTACGACGGACGGCACGGGCGTAACGGATAGAGAGTGCCCGGGCACGACGACGGCCACCACGACCAGCACGGGTGCCACCACCGCAGCAAGGGCAGGAATGGCCACCGGGACCGTAATGGGCATCGAAGGCACGGCGAGTGGCATCCATCTTGAGTTCCTCTAGGCCACACTAAGTGGCATTTGCTTCCCTACTATGCGAGTCTGTCCTGAACTAAGCCGTCCACCACCTCAATCGCATCCCCGCGATAATTTCGACTGGAACCCTGTGAGTGTTCCGAGCCGCCAAGGCTTCGTTTGAAAGACCCCCATCGAACAGGTCCACGACATCCACGGTGTAGCCAAAGAGGTTTGCTAATTTTGCAGCCACCTGCCAGTCCCATGCCTGGACATGGGTGTTGTCCACGATGATGTGTTCTCTGCCATCTTCCAAGGCAAGCAGCAGTTTCATCTGAGCCTGTGCGTGAGCCTCTCCTATACGGGCAGAGTCGAAATTGTACTCCCCTGTGGAGAAATTCGTGAAGAAGTGGTCCGCTGAAACGATAACTGGGGACCATTCGGCTGGTGCCATGTGGTACGGAGTGGCTCCAGGGAAGGTCTTCGAGATATAGGTGCTCTTCCCGCTACCAGGAAGACCGCGTAGGATGGTCAGGCGTTTCATTAGTTCTCGCTCCCCGCCAGGTATTCGGGGCTCCGCATTTTGATCAAGAGCCTGCCCCTGAACCCGGGCACCTCGTCAATGACCTGTTGTTCGACCAAGGGGCGAATGACGATCCCCTCTCGCTTTTGCCCCGGACTGAACACGCTGGGACCATTTGAGGTTTCCTGAATGGTTCGACTCCCGAGCCATTCGCGGAGGGAACCTGCGAACAATACGGGCACGCGATGCTCTGGTGGGATCAGAGCAACAAACGCCTCAAACGAAAGGTACTGTCCGTCAACCTGCACATCGAAGAAGCGGATTACGTTCCGCTTCATGCCCTTGTAGTAACCCTGGATAGATTGACCCAGAAGCTCCCCCCGGAACGCCACGGTTTGTCCGGGGAACTTGGCAGCCGCCTCCTCCAGTATGGGAAGAACCCCGTCGGTTCGCACGGTTTCCCAATACATGTTGGCTTTGCCCTCGGCGGGTACTTCCTCAATCAGATAGTTCCGTTGTCCCACCTGAATGGTGCCGTCGGGAAGTCTACGAACCCAAAGGTTCGTACCTTCCAGCTTCTCCGTGATGCAGACGGGTTGATCCATCAAGAGTTCCACGACCCCGGGATAACGGTCCGCACCTTCGATGTCGTACACACCGACCCCGTCCGGCATGAGGAGCAGGTTTCCCACTCCCGTCAGCTTGATTGGGGGCTCGTACTTGGTGACCCCTAAGTGGTCCATGAGCGACTTGAAACCATCAAAGTGCGGCGACCTAACCTGATGTGTACAGGAATCTGAATCCCATATCATCCAGGCATCATCCAGGAGAGAACTGGGATCCGCCACCAAACCCTGAGACACCTCCCCACGGAGCTTGATGGTCTTGATCCGGTTCTTGTCCGAACCTGCCAACCTACCTACCAGTCCTAGCTTTTCAACGATCCCTGCGGGCAGAAGGGAGTCCACGGGGAAGTAAAGAACCGAGTCCCCCACTTTCCACTGATCCCGACCGACCACGAACTGGAAAGTCATTCTTTTCATTGTAGCCAGATCAAGCCGGTCGGCATTGGGGTGGTGTCGTACCGTGTCGATGATTTCAAGAGTCACGCCGAAGAAAGCCATTTTAGTTTTCCTTTGGGTTGTAGGGGCACTCTTCGTAGGTCCACGTACAGTTGAGGCAAACCACGTAGGCCACCTGCTCATTCTTGCTATCGGTTGCTGGGCACGTTTTTTCCGAGTCCATTTTCAGCACCTCCTGCCCATACTACTCTGGCTGTTGTCGGGCTAAGCCGTTGGGGGAGGATCCCCGAGATGTCCATGTAGGGGCCATGGTGGGGCTAACTGTTTCAAACGGGTGGTACACTCGCTACAACAGCCAACTTCTTGGAACTCCCGACCGCACTCGGTACAGCGAACAGTTATGACCGCAGGGAGAATGACGGTTGAGGCTGCGATCATGGCCGTCTGCAACTCCGGGGTAGAGACGGGAAGGGTTTCCACCTTCAGGGGGGCTGCTGTCAGAAGGGTTTCAACCTTCTGAATCAGGTAGATCACGTCAGGAACGGCTCCACGTCTTGGAGAGGACATGGACACACTGGACCAACGAGCCTTGATGGCTTCAAACTCAGGGTCCAATAACATGGGCTTCCCCTTTCAAGATATTCTACCCGTCCCCGCTTTTTGACCAGCAATCTTTCTTCTTGACAGTGGCGAGAACTGGCAATATACTGGGGTTATGGATGTGGCTCCCGAGCTTACCCTGATCGAGTTGGCCCAACAAACAGGCTACAGTGCTCGAACAATCCGATGGTATATCGCCGAAGGGCTGTTGCCGGGTCCGACCCAACAAGGCCCACATGCCCACTACACCCAAGAGCATTGTCAGAGGCTTCAGCAGATTCGGAGGTTGCAGTCTGAGGGTTTTTCCTTGGGGGCCCTCAAGACACGCTTGCTAGGACGCACCTTTGATGTTCAAACGTCGGGGGCAGCATGGTTGGTCTTTAGTCCGCATCCAGCGGTACGGGTTGAGGTACAGCCCCGCACATGGTCTGTGGTTCAAGAGCGCCAGATCGGCTTGGCCCTGAAGGCTTTCCTTCAGACTGTCACAAAAAGTCTTGCCGGGAGCCAATCCGAAAACGACGTGCCAGCCGTCGGCATGGGTAACCTTGAGAGCATCAAGAAACTTTCCCTTGACCCGACACCATCAGAAACAGGAGAAACAGAATGAGTCTCGCCCATCTCGTCCAGGAACATCAGTTCGGGTCTATCGTCAATGCCCAGACTCATCAGGCTGTGCAATTGGCCATGCAACGGCTCCATCTGGCCGGAAAGGCAACCCCTGCCGGAGCTTTGCTTCAGGTGACCCATGCCTTTCAGTGCGCCGGGGATGCCACCCAGCCCTTGGAGACTCTCTATGTCTTCATGCTTCCACGGGACGGGGCACTCCGGCGTTTCAAGATCAAGGGTGAGGGGTTCGAGGTCGAGTCCTCCTTGAAACCCCGTGAGGAAGCTCGCAAGGAATACGAAGAGAACACTCAGAAGGGGCACCTGTCCTCGCTTGCCGAGGTTTGCCCTGACGGCATGGTCACCCTCACCATTGGCCAGATCCGACCCGGTGAAGAGATCCAGATTATCCTGGAAGTTGTGGCTGCCGTGGACACTCGGGATTCTGATTTCCGGTTCCGGTTTCCATTCACGCTGGCCCCGAATTACCATCCTCAAGCCAAGATGACGGCGACCCCAGAGGGAGGCAAGATCGAACTTCCGGCTTCTCTGTTTGGGGATCTTATCCTTCCCGAGTGGAAGTCAGACCCCTCCGGACTCGGGCTGCACCAGGTCAGTTTCAACCTCACGTTGGAGGGCATGGGCAAGATTGACACTGTGGGTTCCCCGTCTCATCAGATTACCACCCGTATTCGGGATGATGGGGTTGCCGAGGTCTCCCTGGCTGGTCTCGGTAGCAAGCCCAACTGTGATTTGGTCATCGATCTCCGTTCCCGTGAAACAGTGTCGGGGGTGTTCGCAGACGAGGCTCTGACTTCCAAGATCACAACCCCTGACGATCCCAAGACTCCAAAGGATGCCCCTTGTTGGACGGTTTCCGTACCGTCTAACGTGTTTCCCAAGGCTGTTGGTGTTGCTCGCAAGGTGGTCTTCGTTCTTGACCGTTCGTTGTCAATGCAGAACCTTCGCATTGAACGGGCGAAGGTGGCCCTGAAAGCTGCCCTTTCGGCTCTGGCTCCGACAGATGAGTTCGGGCTGGTTTCCTTCAATTACACACCCACTCTGTTCCATGAAACCTTGGTTCAAGCCACGGATGCCAACCGGGTCACGGCCCTTCAGTTCATCGACCGGATCCAGGCAGACGGGGGCACTGAATTGGAGGGGGCATTGGCCCAAGCAGTTCAGCTCCTCAATAACCAGTCAGGGGACATCTTCCTGCTTACAGATGGAGAAGTTGCAGGAACTGGTTTCGCTATCGAGTCTATGGCTGTTTCCAAGCCCAGGGTCCATGTTTTGGGCATTGGCGATGCCAGTCAGGATCGTTTTCTGGCTTCTCTGGCCCGGCGAACCGGGGGGCTTCAACGTATGGTTGGGGCCAATGAGGATGTCATAGCCGCCGGAATGGAACTGTTCAATGCAGTTCGGCAACCTCGACAGGAACTCGTGAGGGCTGCGGTCCTGTTTGGCAAGGGGAAGAAGGCACAGATTCAGGACCACCATGTCCCGGTTGTATGGGAGGGACGCCCTGTCCTAATCACGGATAATGGTCAGACGGGGGAGACGATACCTATCGGAATCGAGTTTACCCTAGCTGATGGAAGCACCGTGGAGGCTCTAGGTTTGGTGCCTCAACCTACGGCAAATGGTCTGATGGCCTTGCTTTGGGCAGGTCGGAAGGTGGCGGATCTGGACTCGGCACTGGACATGTCTCAGGGATCGGAAGCCTCTCGCAAGCTGTTTGAGACGGAACTCAAGGAGATATCCACTCTCTATGGGATCGCCAGTCGGGTGATGAGTCTGAGTGCTGTGGTCAAGCGGGTTGGGGATCAGGCAGATCTAACCATGCAGCAGCAGGTGGTTCCGGTTGGAATGCCTGGTGAGATGGTGGGGCAAGATTTCTGGGGCATGAACAATGGTGTGCTGCGTTCGTGTGGTTCGGTCCCAAGGCTGAGTGCTTCAATGGATTTCGCCCCGGACCCGACCCAGTATTCCTGCAACCTGTCGTACAGTGCCTTGCCAACCCGTAGCCCTTGGAGGTCCAGTCAGTCTACGACAAAAGGACTCACGGGACAAAGTCTGGGCATGGGTTTCGATTCAGATGTGGACTATGAATCTCTTACAGGTAACCTGAACATCCAGACTGTCCATGCAAAAGTGTCTTTTGGAACCCTGGGTGTGGCTCCTAGTACCGAAGCCGTTTTCTCCATCCTGGGCACCCTTCAGGCAGACGGGGGGCTTCCCGGTTCGGATGTTGATACCCGGCTGGTCAAGACGGCGGTCTTCGCCCTGGCGGTACTCTGGATTGAGGTCAACGGAGCTGTTCGGCTCTATGCCAACCACTTGCGGCGGATGGCTGATTTCCTGGAGAGCTTTGCCAACACCAAGGACCATGCTCTGATACAGCGGTTGGCTCCTCGGTTGCGGGCTGCTTCCTATGGGATTGCTGGGAATTGGTCCTGTCTTTATGACCAATTGGTTACCTCTGCCACTACCCCCAAGGTCGCCCGAGAGCAGCTTTGGGCCGCTCTATAGCCTTCTTCGACCCCATCGCTATCCAGTCTATAATCCTTGAAGGATGCAGGGCTTGATGAGATAGTCTCGTCAGGCGGCCAACAGAGAGGTATACAATGCCGAATCTCGACAAAAACCCCCAGAGTGGTGTCGGTGGTACGTCCTACATGTACGATTTTGGGACAACCCCCAACACCCGCACGGCGGTCAGTCAGAAGGTCCGGATTCTGACCCCTCATTATGGGGACACGAAGGCTTTGCATCAGATGGGGGTGGCCAGTAGTTTCAATCCCACGATGGGCCGGGCCAATGAGCCTATCCGTGGGATCGGCTTTGGTGATCAAATTGCCGAGCTTGTCCCGTCCATTTCTGATGTGGTTTCAGTCACCATGGAGCGGGCACTCCTCTATCTTTGCAATCTCTGGCAGGCAGCGGGCTATGCTGGTGGAATTGACGGGCCGGTTCGTAGTCTTGCCCATCATCGTTGGCCTTTTGATGCCGAGATGCAACTGGTTTTCTCGACTCTGGCTGATGCGGATCTCGGAGTGCCCAATCAAGGCTATTCGGGAACCAGTGGCCAGTTTGATGGCGGAGTCAAGGCAATCAGCTATCCCGAGGTCACGAAGGACAATCGGAAGGGCAACTATGCTGGCGGAATGCCTGGGGATAACCGGGGTCATTCGGCCATCATCACGATTTTCGAGGCATGTTGGTTCAAGTCTTGGTCTACAACCATCTCCAAAGACGCGGGTCTTCTCATGGAATCGGGAGACATCGACGTGAGCGATGTCCATGATTTTGCAAGTGTCTATGGTGAGTTCCTTGCCACGGGTAACGATCCGACCATTGGCCAGTTGGGATCTATTCGGTTTGCTGAACAGGGCTATAAGATCTCACAGGCCGGTCGTGGAGTTGGGGGTGGCAGTAGTCAGAGTCTCTTTGCGGCCAATGCCGTCAACGTAGCAGTCTAATCCCAGGCGGTATAGTGAACCTGGGTAGCAGATAAACCCGGTCATGGGGACCGTGGATAGACAGATGAACGGATGCCCGACCCTGATTCGTTGTGCTGACCTGGTTCTAACACCTGCCCCGTCCCCATGGGGACGGGGCCGGTTGGCAAGACGGATGTAGCCAAACTGGCCGGATCACTCTAGTTGGGCTGTCCTAAACTGTCTGCTGCCCCTGAGAAGATGAAAGAGGGACGTGCATGATAAGTTTGGAAGCCCTTGAAGCCGCTCTAGCCCCCCTGACAGCCCTTTCCGGTGGCGAAGCATCCTTTGATGTGGGGGGTACTCCCATCACTCTTCGGGTGTTGAACACCGACGAAGAGATTGATGTCCAGAAATACGCCTCTTTGCCGGTCACTTTGGTTGAGGATTCCGAGGAGAAAACTCAGACGGTTGCCCTGGAATACCTCGAACGCTTCAAGATCGGAATTCTGGCCCATTCCATCGTGCGGATTGGGTTGACCGACCTGCACGATGTCAAGTTCGTGGAGACCACTGAGAAACTGGGCAATGGCACCTCGGTCAAGATCCCCAAACCCAAGGTGGTTCGGGATTTCCTGACACGACTCCCTGGTGGTTCCCAGATCGTCGGACGCCTCTACCGGAAATACCATGAGCTTCTGTCGAGGGTTGAGAAGGATGCCGAGAAAGCGATAGTGTTCGAGCCAACTGACACGGATGCCGAGATCGAGCGTCTTGAGACTCGGTTGTTGGCCCTCAAGAGTGAGAAGGAGCGTACAGCCAGTCCCCCGAGTGGTGGCTTGACCGAGCAAATCAAGAGGGTGGCTGCTTTGGAGGAACCCTCGACAGAGGAGGCTTCTGTACCACCTCCATCCCCTGTAGTTCCACAACAACCACAGAAGAGACAGTCCATCATCCCTGGTCAGGGGGCCGCCCCGGTTTCGGGACCAGCACCTACTCCGCAACCGCCTCCCGCTCAGTCTGTCGAGGATGAAATCGAGGATTCGTTTGTAGACACAGGGGATTCTGATGCGATGGCTGATGCCATCGCACGGGAGAATGCACGGATTCGAGCCAGAAGGGCGGGTATGCCCTCACCTACCCCGGAACCCGAATCAGCCCTTTCAGCGGTTCATGAGACAATTCGGCGACCCCCCCAGGGGTTTGTCAACCCGGCTCTTTCTGGGGTCAAGCAAGCTGCTATTGCGGCGGCCCAGCAGTCCGAAACGGAACAGGCAACTTTAGTGGGCAAGAATGAACAGGGAGTCGAAACCTATCGGATGCCTGTTCAGGAGTTGGCTACGGTGCCAACCCCCAACCCGGATGCTCGACCGGCCCCATTGAACCGAACAGGGGAGGGACTGGGGAGGAATCCTCGATTCCGACCTGCGAGCAGGTAATGGATGCCACTCCCACGCACAACACCTGAACAACGTGGGCATTTCTATGATGACACTGAGTCCCTGATTTCACCTGGCTTCCTCACTCATCCGGTCACTATTGCGGGCACACAGTTCTCTATCCGTTCCCTTTCCTCTGGTGATCTGTTTCTACTTCGAGCCAGGGTTGGACTTGGGACGGACGCTCAATGGAAAGATTGGGCTATCGCCACCTCCATTTGGATCCTTGACGGCTATGTTTTGTTGGGAGAGGCCCACGCGGTTCCTCGGGTTTATCAAATAGTTCGAGAGCTTCCCCGGCCTGTCAAGGACGTATTGTTCTCCCTTGTCTTGGGTTTGTTCAATCGGCAAGGGAAAGCCATCAGGGCGGCCGAGGCATATTGCTATGAGGCAGTGGCTAGATACAAATGGAAAGCCTGTGGGGGGCGTTTGCGACCTCCGGGTCTGCCTGGGGCCAAAACTCTAGGGGTCACTCCTGTTCAGGAGATGTGGACGGCTTTCAATGTTGCCGAGGATCTACATCAACAAGATGAGGCCATGTGGGGAGGTTTCAAGCTGGTCACGTCGGCTTCTTCTCCCAAAGGAATCAAGAAGATAGATGCGGCGGACCAACAAAGGCATCGGTCTGAGGAAGAACGACGCCATGCGATAATGGACCGTTTCTATTACACCCGGATGGGTGTCTTGTTGGATGACGGGAAGCCTAAAGCCAACTCTCAGGAGGCACAGGTTCTGGGGCCGAAGTCTCCAGATGACTTGGCCGAGGAGATGCGAAAATGGGTTACTGGTGAAGAGGATTGGCACGACCGGGTGGTGACTGAATACAAGACACGGGTGTCTAATGCCTATGCTCAGTCAAAGGTTGAGCAAGAGGAGCGTCAACGGGTTCTGGAACGGATACGTCAGGAACAACAGGGGGATCAGCAAACCTTGACCCCCATGATAGCCTATACGCCCGAACAGCTTCAGGCTCTGCTCCGTGACCGTGATCCCGGACGTGCTGCGGGTGTGAGATGGGTTGCAGGGGGACAGCATCCCCGCGATCATATCTATGAGAAGTTCCTAGAGAGGGCACCTGATGCAGGGAATCTCCAGGTGCAGGACGGGAAGCTGGTGGTAGCTGAGAATCGAGATTTGACCGAACAGGTTGATGACCGGCAGGTGGTATTCCATCCTGGTCCTGTTTCGGAGCAAGGATAACCAATGGCTCGGAAGAACACGAATGCCACGGTTTTGGAGATGGGGGTCAAACTTGAGACCCGTTTCTTCAAGCAGCTTGAGAGTCAGGTCTCAAAAGCATTGGCACCCGGTATAGACAAAGCCTTTGGTCCCGATCTGCAACGTAAGATCACCAAGACCCTATACAAATCTTCGGCGGAGATGAAACTACTTGGAACGGAGATCTTGGCGATCCAGGGCAAGATGCGGCGGAAGGGTATAACAGACGAGGCAAAGCAACAGCTCAGGAACGATCTCAAACGTACAGGAATACAGTATAAAGCACAGGAAAAGCGATTCAAGACAGAGGCGGCCCATATTGCAAAGCTCGGTCCCATGCTCAAGAAGGCTCATGCCTTTGGGGAAAAAGCCGAGGCATTTGGTGCTGGAGGAGCCAAGATCGGAGAAGAGATTGGAGAGACCGCCGCCGCCGCTTTCGAGGGGAACCTCAGTGGGGTGTTTGCCAAGCTGGGGGCTGGGGTCAAGGGCCTCGGAATGGCGGCTGTTCAGCAGCAAGCAAAGGGAGGTGCTGGGGCTGGTGCTATGGGGGCCATTGGAGGTGTTCTGACCAAAATCGGCCCCGCCTTGATGGCCATTGGGGCAATCGCAGCCGGGTTCGCGGCAATTGCCAAGATTATCATTGATGCAGATGCAGCAGTCAAGGAGTTGAACAAGGCCATCCTGGATGGGGGGGTTGGTGTCGGGGATCTTGCGGACAAGTATGGGGATGTGGACCTCAGTGTTCGAGCGGTCACCGCTAGTTTTGCCGACGCCTGGAGTCTGAATCGAAAATGGGGAACCACAGCCAAAGACCATTTGGAAATCCTGGGAGGTTATGCTGAAGCTGGATTGACCATGAAGGAGATCGCTCGTGGAACCCGGAGTGCCGAAGAGGCCATGACCCGTTACCAGGATGCGACCGAGAAGGCCATGGTCTACTCCAAGATTTTCGGAACTGGGGCCAAGGAAATGGCCGAAAACATGGGATCTTGGATGGAAGATCTAGGGGGCGACCTGGATAACGTAGCCAACAGTTTGTCGGCCATTCATGTTGCGGCCATGGACTCAGGGTTCTCGACCAAGCGGTTCTACGGTATCCTGCAAACAGCAACTTCTGGGATGTCTATGTATAACGTCCGACTGTCCGAGGCTGCCTCTATGTTGGCCACTTTGGGAAAGTACCTCGGAGTTAAGAAGGGCGGGGAGTTTCTGCAAACCTTGGGGAAGGGGTTCTCCGATATGGGGATGCAGGATCGAATCAAGATGATCAAGACCACGGGCGAGGGGCGTTTCCGAAAAGGTTTGGCGGGTGGCGCAGAAGCCGCAGCGGGTGGTTTTATGGGTATGAAAGGGGCACAACAAGTGCTGGAAGCTGCTGGGTTGGGCGGTGCCACAAAGGAAAATCTGGTGGAGACCCTGGCAAAAATGTCTCCTGCCCAGCAGGCTGCGGCACTCTCGCAAGCAGAGAAAACGGGGAATGCAGATTTGGTTCGTCAGTTGAGTGGTTTGATGGAGATAGCCCGAGGAGCCAAGGGTGGGATGGGAGCACAAATGTTGGGGATGGGCCGGGTAGACATGATCACTAAGATGGCAATGACTTTGGACAAACTAAAGGCCATTCCGGGAGTCGGAGACCAGGCCATCTACAAGGTCGAAGACCCCGCCGGTTTGGTGGCTCTTGAAAGTTTGAGCGGTTTCAGCGGGGAGCAGTTGATGGAATTTCGGGAACTCAGCAAGAGATTCGAGGGGGGTCTTGAGGATCTACAAGCCCGTGCCCGGAAAGGGGAAGAGGATATCAGTGCTGAGTTGGTCAAGACACGGGGGGTCGTTCTCCAAGATGGGAAGGTTTTGGCGGCCAGGTGGAATGAAGAGAAACAAGAGGCCGAGCCACTGCAAGAGATCAAGACTGTCGCAGATCTCATGAGGGCTAACGAAGAGACTTTGAAGAAAGAGGCACACGAACAGCTACCCCAAGATATTCGATTGGCCGAACAGACCGCTAAGGCCACAACCGAGGTGACTAAGATCTTGGAACAGGGGGTCGAATACTGGCTGATATCGATCAATGACTTGGTTGAACAGATTCTCAATTGGATGCCTGGAAGCGGCCAGTCTGAACGGGAAGAACGTCAGGCCACTTTGGATAAGCAAGCCCAGATCATGCAGCAAAACCGGAAAGAAATAGGGGGTCTTGATAAGAGCATCATCGAGTGGCAGGAACAGATGCAAGCAGAAACCACTCCGAAGGGTAGGGCTGGGTATAAAGAGAAGATAGAGGCGGCAGAGAAGAGGAAAAAAGTCTTGGCCGATCAAATGATGGAGGCACAAGAGATCCGGGGCCGGGTTCAACGAGGTCAAACAGTCCGCTACAAAACTGAAGAGACCCCGCTTCTTCCGAATGAGCAGGCCCAATGGGACAAACTCGTTGGGAAAATGGTACCCGCATGGGTGAAGAGTAAGGCTCCTGGGTTAGACGCCTCTCAAATCCTGGGGCAGAAACAAACACAGTTGGCCCAGTTGTCCGCAGAAAATGCTCCCCAAGCCAAAATACAGGCCGCCACAGAAGAGGTTGTCAAGTGGCAGAAGATTATGGCAGAGGCACTACAGCGGTTGACAGATACTGCCTATGACGAGTTGGAAGCCTCGTCGCCAGAAGAGCAACGAGCCTTACTAACCGAAGACCGGAAACGGACAATGGCACTCAAGCAACAACGGGAGAAGAAAGTAGCACAAATATATGAGGACGCGACAGTCAGGGCACTTGAGAAGGTCGAAAAGGACAAAGCTGTGCTGGAAACTGCCAAAGCCTTGATGGGAACAGGGGTTTTCGCTGAGGACGCTCTCAAACAGGCTGTGGCGGTCCATGGGGGTACAGTACCAGAAGGAATGACACCTGCTGGGGCTTTGGCTGTTTTACAGGGGGGTGGCGGGGGTAGCACAGAGATGTTTGAGCAGTTAGGTAAGATAGCCCAACCTGCTATGGCTGCGGCTCATGATTGGGTTGCCCGTGGTGGCCCTGGTGGTGTTTCTGCCAGTCGGATTGATGCGGCTGATGTTGTGACCGCAGCCAAACCAGGAGGTGCTCTTTCCAAGGTTGGGGCCGGAGGCGGCAGAGCCGTCACCAACGTCTACCACCTCTACAATGACGGCCCTGGGGTCATGGCAGCCATCAAACGTGCTCAATCAGCCGGGATGTTGCAATAAGCCATGCCGATCACTACACGTAGCAATGTTATTCCGGTTTTCACCTCGGCTTTCAACTCGTCCGATGATGAGACCTCTGGTTCTGGTGTCCGTCCAGTGATCTTCGACATTCTGGCTCCCGATGAGGAAACCAGCATTCTCCCCGAGGGCTACAAGATGGTTCTTCATGTCAACCCCCAGTCGATGTCTTTCACCTATGAAAAGGCCATCGAACGGATCCAGACCCGAGGGGGCTACGTCGAGCAACACTGGGGAGAAGGAGCCAGAGCCATTGAGTTCAAGATGGTCACGGGTGGCTTCATGAGACTCTACTCCGGACTTTCCAACATCACAGGGGGTGCGGGGGCTACGGACACCAAGGGGACCAGACGAGAGACTATTGCTTATGACAAGTATCTGGACTTCCTGGCCCTGTTTCACAACAACGGCAGCGTCTATGATTCGACTGGCCAGATCGTGTTCCAGGGCATCCTCAAGATCACGTTTGATGGAGGCATCTATCTCGGATGGTTCTCCCGATTCAATGTCACGGAGGCAGCCGAAAAACCGTACATGTTTGATCTCTCTGCCTCCTTCACGGTACATCGGGAGGTTCAACGATTCCGCACCTTCCAGTATCAGGGTTTGGGGGCCGGGATGCGGGCTGCTCTAGCAGCGGCAACGGGACAAGCCAACCCGGTTTCCTTTGAGACTTCTCGGGCCACAGGACTTGCTCAGTTGAATCCGGATGGGACGCCAAGATTCACGGGGGACTTTGGTGACTGATTTCATCAACACACCGGACCCTGAGATCACGGATGCAGGAGCAGCAGCTTTCCTGGCACCCCAAGCGGCCCAGCCTGCCCCTGTGTCTACCCCCAGAAAGGATTCCGGTTCCACATTGGGTTCTCTGGTATCTGCGGCTCAGTCCCCGGGCAACTATCAGAAAGCTCATCAGACGGTTTTGAATGCGGCCGTGGTCAAACCACCACCTCCAGATGCCTATCGGGGTTTGAGAACCGGGCCGGAACTCTCCATCGAGTATGAACCCAACCAAGCCATGCAGGTTGAGCTTTCCAAGTCGCTCTTGCGAACCCTGTCCCCTTTCGTGATCCAGGTGGAACCCCCGATGATTTTCGGAGCCGTTGGGGGATTCCCGAAAGCCGGGACCGGAATCTCCGTGACCACTTATGGATCAGCCCGGAGAGGGGTGTTTGAGGCGGCCAGGTCCACCATCGGGGAATCGGCGATTGCGACCTTGGACTATCGAGCAGGATCCGTTGAGCAATACGTGGCCATGCAGAGTCAAGCCAGTAGCATGACTCCTTCGGCAGCCACGCAAGATCTGAACTCGAAGGCGAGAATGGGTATCCCAGCCATTGCAGATGTGTATGCCGCAGTGGACATCGCCATGCAGCTTTCAGCCGTGGTCAACACTCCACCTCTGGTGTTGCTCATCAACCCCCAGACCTTGACCATGGATAGAACCAAGATCCAACAATACCAGGACCGGAGCCGATTCGGGTACATCTTCCATGCCTGGGGAGAGGATCAGCCCAAGCTCTCAATATCTGCCAAGTGCGGAGCCTTTGTGTCAGGGGGGCGGGGTGTTCAGTTTGCCAGCCGGAGGGATTCCCTGGCTTGGCAAAACCTGATGAACGCTTTCCACTTCTACCGGAACAACGGCTACATCTACGACACGGTTGGCAAGTCCAACGCCCATCATCATGTCGGGGTGTTGTCCATTCGATATGACCAGTGGGTCTACTATGGACAGATCGGGAGCTTGTCCTACTCCTTGGAGGAGGGGAATCAGTTAGGGGGCATCGCCTTTGAGATGGAGTTCGTGGTGTCCATGGCCGTAGACACGGCTCAGGCCAGCATGGTTGTGACCCCCATGAAGTCACCCATTCCCAGTTTGAGTGACCCCCGATATGCCGGGATGGAGAACCGGTCTAAGAACAAACCGGGGGAGTTCTCCATTGGGTTCAACTCTGATGGAACACCTCGGTTGAGTACCCAGGGTCGGGTTGTCGGGGTTGGGGACGCTTTCTCATCTGTGGTGGGAAAATCGGCCCAGGAGTTTCACATAGACCTTCCGGCGGAGAGTCAAACCAAGATGGGCACTACAGCGGGGATGCCTGATCAACCTATTGGGACGAAGGGCTTTGTTTCCTTTGATGTTCCGACTCCGGGTCAGAATGCCGTGAACCAGAGCAATCCTGATTTCGTACAGCCGTTCCAGAGGTAGAACGTGAGCATTGAGCAACGCCCTTTTATTGGCACCTGGTCCTTGGATGGCAAGGGTCTTGTGCAGCATACGCCGGACGCATTGGTCTACTTGAACGGTGACTTGACCCTTCCGGGTTGTCCGAAGTGTAGTGGACGGGTTGAGGTTCAGAAGTACATCACCGAAGTATCAGTAGACTCAGGGGTGGACGCTGCGGCAGCACAGGCTTCCATTACCCTGAGCTTACCAGTTCATGCTGTGGACACGGTGGCTCGGGATGCCCAGTTCTTGTTCCATCCGGGGTTGGAAGTGCATGTCTACATGCGGGGCTATTTCCCCGTCAAGGGGATGTACTCAAACCTGGCGGCCCCTCAGAATCTGGTGGACCCCGCGAACTTTGTGCCCAGTACACCCGACGCATCTGCTTTTGGTAATCTGGCTGCGGGACCAACCAAAGCGAATGGCTCTTCCTATTCCCCCTCTGACTTGACCCGTGGAGTGAACGTAGACAGTCTCTCACCAGAGATCCAGGCCAATCTTCAAAAGACCGTTCACAGCATGGAAACCCTGCATCAGTATGCAGAACAGTTAGGCCAAAATGGTGCTCTACCAGGCTATGCCGGAGGTGTCACGGTGGCCCCCTCGGCTAATGGGGGGTATCAAACCACCGGACATGCAGAAGACAGTCAACACTATCAGGGTAATGCCATAGATTACAAGATTACTTACAAGACCACCTCGGGTGGGACAGCCGATGTTCCAGGAGTAACAGCTTGGGCCATGGGTCAGAAGCTACGGGAAACCGGGTATCTGTCTCCAGGTGGGTCTGGGGCTTACTTTGCGGCTACTCTGAACCCAGGGGCCACGGCTGGATCAACAAACGCGGCTGACTACACCCCTACAAACTGGGTTTCTATCCCGCACTATGACCAATCCGGACAGGATACGGACTGGATCTGGTATGAGGTTCCAGGGGGGCTTGAGATCAAGACCGGGACTGTTCTTCCAGCTTCAGCAGAGGTGGCTCGGGATGAAATGCCCGCGCCAGATCCCACCTTAGTGAACCCGGCAGATGTGAACTCGAACAGGGATGCCTTGAACCAAGAGAAACTGGTGGCGGCTACACAGGCTTCTCCCTATACACCGGGAACTGAGATTCAGGCTTCAGCTTCTCAGTTGGCACAGTTGGGACTTCAAGGTCAGGACATCGAGAACCTCTTGGCCTATCCTTACTACCATGTGTTTCATGGGGTCGTGATCTCGGTCAGTCACTCCTACAGTGCAGGTGTGCGGACCATTACCTTGTCTTGTGCATCCATGCTGCATTTCTGGCAGTTCCACCGAATGAACACGAATGCCTCGCTGTTCGGGGCACGCCCGTCCAACTCGAAACTCAAGATGTCAATGGTGGGCGACAACTTCACCGGGATGCACCCCTACGAGATCATCTACACGCTTTACAAGGATACGATGGGGTCGGCAGGTTCTGTTGGCTGGGCACTTTCTCAGAAGACCAACACGGCTGCGGTGAGTCCTTTGAATGGGCAAAGCCTGTGGTCTTTGGCCATGAGATACTGGGATGCCCGATTCAAAACCACGATGAACAAGATCCGGTTCCACGGAGCTACCGGGGAACTGTTCTCCATGGCTGAGGCCATTGCTTTGTCCCAGTTGTCCAGCATGGAACTGACCAAGCTCATGCGGAGTCGGTTCGGTCAGGCATTCCCGAAGTCCACCAACCCCATTCTATCCCTGAGCATGTTGAACAAACTCACGGTGGCCAAGCGGATCCGGGCGAGTCAAAAGGGGGAGAACCCGACAGCTTCCAAGTTGGAACTCAACATGCCTGAGTTGATTGCCTTTGTCTCCGACATTTCCCAATGGGGGCAGATCCAGCTTTTCGAGAGCACCTATCAATCCAAACTCGACGTGGCTAAACAGGTTTGTGAGGTCACTGGGTTTGAGTTCTATCAGGATGTGGATGGCGACTTCGTGTTCAAGCCGCCCATGTTCAACTTGGACACATCCTCATCGCGGGTGTATCGCCTAGAGGACATCGACATCATCTCCATCAGTTTCGAGGAAAAGGAACCTGAAGCGACCTACATGACGGGGAAAAGCGGAGCAGTCATTCAACAGAACCTGGAGGGGTTGGGAACAGACAACGAGTTTGGTATCCAGGGTCAGTACATTGACTACCGCTTGGTGGCTCAGTACGGTTGGCGACCCGGATCCTTCGAGACTTCCTATTTCACCAATGCTGCCTCGGTTTTCTATGCTGCTGTGAACCGAATGGATCTGATGAATGCCCCGACGAAATCAGGGTCGGCCACCATTCCCCTTCGACCAGAGATTCGTCCTGGATACCCGGTCTACATCCCCTATCTGGATTGTTATTACTACGTGCCTTCTTTTGCCCATTCCTTCAGTGTGGGCGGTCAATGCACGACCAGTCTCCAGATGATTGCCAAACGGGCCAAGTTCTATGCCCCTGGGGTCATCAAGGGAGACGGCAAGAACCCGAGCATCGACGATATTGACCTTTCGGATGTCTCCCTTCCTCCTCTGCCCCTGACTGTTCTGGATGGCGGGGGACAGCCAAAGTTGTCCGGGTTCCCTAATGTGGTGATGGCTTTGGATCCAGAAGCCATCAACCCGATGTTTTTTGTCATCGGGTTGGAAGCAGAACGTCTGGATGATCCGGGGGTACAAAAGCGGCTCCTGGAACTTGGGAAAGACCTGGGGGTGTTGAAGGTTGAAGCCTCTGGCAGCTACGTGATGGAAGTAGACAATCCGGTAGGGACTAAGGAAGGCACCCCACCCAACAAGTTCCGTTTCCTGTTCGGGGCGACTACAGCTCCATCTGAGCCACAAGCTCTAGGAGGCCCAAAGGCTCCCGATGGGAAGACTACGGAACAGGCCCAGCAAGGGAAGATTCTGGGGACAAAACAGCTTTCTGAGTTAGTTGATGAGTACATGGCTAAACAGGCCGAGGTCACCAAAGACATCGGGAAAAAGGACGAAACCATTGCCCAGGTGGATTTCGAGTTGTCGAGCATCTACAACAGCATGAAAAGACTGGATATCACGAAGGAAGAGGACGAGAAACAGTGGGATGCACTTGCTCTCAAAGCCCAGACAGTCAATCAAAAACGGGTTGGTCTAATCCGGGCACGCGAAAAGGACCGTCAGAGTTTTCGAGCCGAAACCTCTCAGGATACTACAACGGGGTTGGCTTATCTCCTGTCCTTAGTCGAGAAGGTAGGCCAGAAGTATCTGACCCAGCAGAGTGCCCGAGGGAGTTATGGAAACCTGAACTCTACACGGTCCTTGTTGGACATGATGTCAGACAAGAAGGCCGTGTTCGGTAACAATGACCTTCCCGGCACCTATCGGTACTATTCCTCAGCCCACCCCAACCCCCTTCATCAAGGTCCGCCTGATCTGACGTTGACCTCCTCGGAGCGGCTGGAGACTGGGGAGAAGGGGGTCGTGGTTGTGCCCGCGACTCTGAGTGGTGCTTGGGCAAATCAACCTACTCGGGGGTATCTTCCGGCTGGGTCCGTGTTTGCTCCGTTCCTCGGATCTATGATCCCTGATGCGGTGTTGACGGATGATCATCGGCCTGTCCGGGGGATTCGGGTTTTGACCAGTGACCCTACCTTTCCTGACGGCCAAGTGGTCCCAACCAGTGAAATCATGGAGCTTGCTTTCTCTGTGGCCAAGGTTCGGGCAACAACCCAAGCCACATCGACCAAACGACGGGGGAACACAGACACACTAGGCTCCTCTTTGGTGGCGGCCTACAGTGCGGAGATCAGATCCAAAGCGATCCCGCAAACAAGTGGAACCACGATCCAAGATGTCTACAAGGAGTGGTATGACGAGGTAGCTGCCAGTGTGGGAACTTCTCAGACAGCAGCCAAGGAACAGGCTTCGACGCCAGACCAAACTCAGATCGTGATCTTACCCCAAGCCTGGGCTTTCCCGCCTGCATTGACCGTTCGGGGGGTGAGTGTTTCAACGACCGTGCCCATAGATTCACTCAGTCTGGCAAGTTCTGATCCAGTCCCGGTTGCTACAAGCTCGGAGGGGGAAGAGCTTCAAGCTAGTGTGCCCTCTGATTCGGGGATTTCTCGTGATGAGTTGGTTCTCGAAGCGGGTCTGGCGCTAGCTCGGATCGCGGCCAAGCAATCCAAACAGGCCGAGAAGACTTTTCAACAGAACCTCACCACGAAGCAACTCTCCAAGGAATCCACCACCGGGATTGTCTCATCTGCCAATCAGGCTATGGCGGCCACTCGTGGTGCAAAGGCATTGGGAAAAACCAAGGCCAAAGTCTCGAAACAAAAGCCTCAGACTAAACTGGCACAAACGGCTGTGTTCCCGGTCTCTGACAACCGTGGTTATGAGGTGGTGGGCACATACCGTTATGGGCGAGGGGTGGACATTGATGCCGAGGGCGTATGGGATTCTCTGCGTCGTGTACACCCCCTGTCTGTTCTGGACCGACAAACGGCTGAAAACCTGGTGACTCTCTACACCAAGCATGAGATTCCTCTCAACATGATACAGAACGGACCGACCGGGGCTTCGGGAGTTCAATCTTCCAAGCCAGCGGATGCTGGCTCGATGACCGTAACAGCGGCATACACAGAAACGGAAAAAGAAGTCATCAAACAACTCCAGCAGAGCTATACGGACAAACAGATTCTGGATGCAGGTTGGGCTGAGGCCGAAGATGGCAACCCGAACATCTTGCATCTGAAGCTACGGAACTGGATCGCCGACCAGTCCACTGACGGTGTCCAGAAGCTCCCCATTATCAACGCCGGGCTGTCTCTGGCCAATCTGACAGCCCATTCAACTCAAGAGGTTTGTTCGTGTAGAGCCGCCGAAGCGGATGTGTTATTGGCACAGGCGGGACAACATAGTTTCGTTCAACTAGCCCCGGGCGGCCAAATACCTCAGGGATATGGCACTGGCCAGATCAGTCCGATCACTCAGGTTCTCATGTCAGGAGTCATGTCTGCCTCAGCCGTTTGGCAACAGAGTCAAGAGGCTTTGCGTGGCCATGCTCAGGATCGGTCGGAGAGCAGTGTTGTTAAAACAACCCTTGGAGTGTTCGAGGGGGATGCTTTCAAACAGGCCCAGGCTCAGTATCAGGCTGCCTTGGCCAATGTTGAAGCAGGATATGCCAGGGCTGAGACTGCGGGGTCCAATATAGGCGAGGAAGAATGAGAACTCCGGACACTCAGGTCAATCGTCGCCCCGTGAGAAGTTCAGAGGCGACCTCCCATGGTCAGATGATGGCCTCGACGGAGAAGGCCCGTGCGGACCTGAAGAGGATGGACCCTGGCCTTTCTGGGGATCTCGGGGTGGCCAAGGTCGTCAACATCAACTACGAGGAGTTCTTCGTCACTCTGCGGACCCTTTCTGGAACCTCTGAGATGTTTGAGCGTGTCCCGGTTCCTCTGACCTTCCCCGGAGCCGGAGTCAGACATTTCCTGGGAGCCATGCCCGAGATTGGGGACTACTGCATCGTGGGGTGGATGAGCCAAGAAAGCGGCAAGACAACCACCAAGTCGCCCGTGATTCTGGCTTGGACCGTGCCCGGTGTTTGGCCTGGTCGAGAATGGATGACCACGGCCGATTTCGAGGTGGACGAATGTGACATGGATGACCCCAAGACTCGGACTATTACCGAGGGGGCTTACACCCGTGTCCGGCACAAACTCCGGCATTTGCATCCTGGAGGCATCCTGGCTTCTTCTTCCCAAGGAGCCGACCTGGTGTTGGATGAGGGTGTTCTCCTATCCAACCGGAGAGGAAACGAGTTTCGTCTGCGGGATCAGGATCAAGCGGCGGTTGTGCGTGCCCTTCAGGAGTTCCATGCCTTGGCCGGGGCCAGAACGTATGCAGGCATGGTTCAACGAGATGCCCTGACCCTTCCCGTGATGATGGTGTCAGACGGACAGATCTGGGATGGCCCTCTTCAAGGCACCGCAGGAGTGCCCCTGGATGACGGACTGCTACCGCCAGACCAAAATCAACCAGAAGGATTCTTGTCTCCGGCCATCATGCTTCAACGAAAACGGTTGTCCGCCAACAAGGGGAATCTGAGTCGGTCATACCTCGGGAATGATCCCTATTTGGATCCTTACACCTTCCTTCGTTGGGGGGGTCTCATCGACGAACGGGGGTTCGTCATAGACCCACGGGTAGCTCCCACAGCCACCTATGGGGGCAAGCCCCTTTTCAGGGTGGCTGCCCTGAGTACAGAGAATGCGGTTCTGTCTCCAGATGCGGCTACTTTGACCGAGTATCGAGTTGAGGTTTGCCACACGTCGGATGGCACATTGCCCGTGACCGAGCAGACTGACATGTTCGATGCGGATCGGCTTCCTAAACAGGATCAGGGAACCACCCCTCTTGGGTTGCCCCCCAACGCCCCCTTTATCGAATGGGTGATGGGGTCGGTGGTTGGTAACGATCCTTTCAGTCCGGAGGGCAAGAAGAAGTATGCCCTTCCCTTGAGGGCCGTTGTTTTCGATGGGGATCAACCCTCACCTCGATTGGAACCTGCCAACATTCAGTCGGCAAAATCGGCAGTAGAACCCACCCCCCTGAAGGAACATGCCGCAACCTTGTTTCGATTGACCTCCCCGTTCCCGACGGACGCTGCCGAAACCTGGTGGTCGGTGAACAAACAGGGTCAATTGAAGGCTTCTATCGGTGGACCCGTGAAAGAGAATTCACTTGAGGTCTACCTGGCAGGGGGGCTCAAACTGGGGGTTGGTGGCGAGTTCAAGTTGCTGATGGACGGCCATCTCGAACTAGGATCCCGGAGTAAGGGCAGTGTGTCTATCACAGCCCCCGATGGGCCGGTCAAGATATATGGCGGTGGCCCTCTGAAGGACGCCGAAACCATGAGTACCAGACTCAGTGGGACCGGACGAGGAGAGACTGACCTTCCCGCAGTGGACATCGAAGCCAAGACAAACGCCCGAATCAGAGCGGCTAAACAGGTCTTGGTGAAGGCTGCCGAAGCGGTCGTAGACGCTACTTCAGTTCGGATCACTGGACATGAAGATGTGGCAGTGGATGGGGTGCATAAACTCTCCCTATCTACCGAGCAAATGACCATCACGGTCAACGGTCAACGACAGGAATCCTTTGGGGGACCGCAGTATCTCCTACCCACCAACTTCCCCCTACATGAACGAACCTATGTTCCGTTCTATCCCGGGTTCACCTGTGAGAAGGTGACCTATGTGATGGGAGACCGAGAGGAGAAGTTCAATCTTGGGAGCCACAGCACCAGCATCCTGATCGGGAACATGACATACAAGACGTTGCTTGGGTTCTGGAAAGCTCAAGCCTTGGTGAATACCTTGGAGCTTTCCCCTACAGGGCTCTCTGGCACGGCTCTGCTGGGGACGGTCAGTCTGAGTGCTGTTGCTGGAACGGCCAACATGACCGGTCTGGCCGGAGTGACGGTGGCGGCTCTGGCGGGGACGGCTACGTTGCGAGGCGCACTCGGGGTTTTTCTTAGTGGCCCGATCTACGGTCCGGATTCCGGACCCATACTCTGTGCTGGCAGCCTTGAACCTTTTACGAATTTGCCATTCGGGACTTGGGGTATCGGGGCGAAGGGACACATCATTACTCCTTGACAGGCGGTAGAGTGAACCATGGCCCTGACCTCTGCCAATGTGTATGCCGCTTTGTCGGCAGCTAAAGCATCTGGAGGATTCCCTTTTGCAGGGGTCAGCTTCAACCAGATGGCTTGGGGAATTGCTACCGGGGTGACGGCCTGGGGCTTGTATCAACCACAGAATCTAGCCATGACCGGATGGGCGGTTGGTTTCTCAGGAACTGGGGTGGTCACGGGCAAGATCCTAGTTCCCCCGACTGTCGCCGTGATCAGTGTTGCCCTTTTGGCCGCCGGGATGGCCGGGCCACTGTCGCCAAGTTTGGCGACAGTGGTGACAGTAGGGATATCCCAGGCGTTCAGCACTTTCGGACAGTACAATGGAGTGGCCTCGGGGGTGGGGTCAGGAACGGATGTTTCCAAGGTGACTATATCCAATGCAGCAACCCTGATAGCTGCTCTTCAAGCAGCTATGGCAGCAGTCATGGGGGCCGGACCTGCTTTGCTTCAGATGACTACGGGCTTGGGTAATGGGATTGCAGCCCTTCTGTTGTTGGGGACGGGTACTGGAATAGTAACGGGGTCGTCTGGGAGTGCCGCTTCTGGCGGGACTTTCTCGGTTGTGCTTTGATGATCCCTCTCTCAAGGGAGGGCGCGTAGCCCATGGGCTTTGATTTTTCAGGTAGCGTGCTTCAGGGATCTCGGATTCCTCCAGTCAACCGCCCAACAACGGGTGAACCTGCGACGGGTGTGATCCGAGATTGTCGTCGGATTCCTGCAATTTATACCCGGACCTTGGCGAATGGGCCGGAGCCGGTACTGCTGGATACCGCCGCTGATCAGTATCGAACGGCAGTCATTGAGGCTCCTGGAACATCCCCTACAGAGTATCTGGTTTGGGCACAGAACACGTCCAATCTGGCTTTGGTGGACAACCCTGTATGGTGGTCTGAGGACGGGGAGGGGGTCATTCCACAAGGCACCCTGGTTGTCCAAGATCTCACACCTCTGGCACCCCCGCCTGGGGTTCCTCTTCCTGCCACCTATGGGACGTTCACGGATGGAACCGACCATCTGATAGTCACGGATGACGGAGATCGGAGTCTGGGGACAATCCTGGTTCTGGTTATCGCCCGTGGGGACGTGGACGATTACGATGACGACGGCTGGGTTGCAGAGGATAACCCGGCCGCTGGGCGTCAGGGAACCAAGCCTTACATGGTGGTTCTCTTGACCCCAGTAGACCAGGATGCCGATGCAGGCTTGGTTAGACTCACCCGAACTACCCTGACCCCTGTAGGTTCGGCTCAGCAAGTTCTGACGGCTCTGGGTGGGGGCTTGTCCCAACAACGGGCCGACCAGATCATCATCGTGCGTTATACCGTGGCCTCCTCGAAGTTTTGGTGGACCCGCAACGACAGGTATGAGACTCGTTTCGGTTGGGATGGGTCGCTTCAACGCTGGGCACCCTACAAGGGATCTGCTCCGAAGAACTTGGGCCAGTTGCTGTTCGACACGGTCTATTTGCTCAATCCGAAACTCAAGAATCTGCCCATCAATGCTTTGTTACCTGGCGACTCGGCAGTGCCCGATCAGTATGCCTTGATTCGAGTTGGGACGGCTCCTGGGGCCATCTTCAGCGTCGGAGTAGACAACATCCGGGTAAAGGCCGATGTCGATGTGGCAAGTGCCTATGACTTCGGTGTGGATCCCACGGTCAATGCTGTGGTGGGACAAACCAGTGGTCGTCTGTTGTTCAACCCGGAGTTCGTGAAGATCCATGCTGGCAAGATGGTCTGGTACGTCTACAAGGGTTTCTCGGCTACTGAGACCGGGGTACTCGGGTTGATGGCGGATGCCTTTCAGACACCTTTGTTCCTTGCCCCCATTCCCGGACCAACGGACTACCCATTCATCAGATTTGGATCCAGACGATACCTTCAACCTCGGTTGGTGGACACTGAGGTTGCTCTGGGGGCAATTGTTCCGAACTCAGGCGAGGTAGTGGTAGCCCTTTCCACGGGACGACTGCTGTTCAACCAAGCCGACCTGGACCGGTCGGACTATCAGTCCCCACTGTTCAACAAGCATTTCCTTGGGGAGGTGGTGGTCTATGACGGGGTGGCTCTGAATCAGGTGCCCCAACCGACTCGGGGTCCGGTAGCCGTTGTCAATGCGGCTGGGAACACAGCCGTCATGGGCACGGATATCAATCTATATGTCCCAGACTCCCAGTATCTCCCTACTGACTTCGTGCTTGGTAGTCCTCTGACCCCATACCGGGGACTCGGGGTATCAGGCATTCTGGAAGCTCCTGATGGCACCGGGGCAATTCCCATCTTGGGAGGCACACCCGGAAGTGTCCGACCTGGTGGGGATGACCTGCTTCTGATCACACAGAACACAGGTCGAGTCCGACAGGCTCAAACGGGCATCGGAGACCTGATCGTGTTTTCCCGTAAAGGAGCCTGTGACACAGTGACTCCGGTGGATCGGGAGACAGACCTTCCTGATTATCTGTTCCGGGTTCGACGGGGTCAGGCGTATGTGACTCGTCAGAGATTGGCGGGCGATCCCGGTTCCCGAATCGTCATTGGGTCTGCGGACATCAAACGCTTCCAGGGGGACAATCTCTATTTCCTTCAGGCCGAGTTGGTTCCGGCGGTCTATACCAATGTTGCTCGGCTCTGGTCAAAGAGTCGAGACATCTTCCGATTCACTGGGATTCAAGGCGACCAGATTCTCTACTATGCCATAGATGGTGTGGCCTATGCCTGGGACGCTTTCTCATTGACGGTGCTCAACCCTACTCAGGCATATTTCACGGCTGCTGAAGTGGCTGCAAGCATTCAGGCAGATACGGTTCCGGCTCTGCCTGGCATCCGAGTCACTGAGGTTGCCGGACGGATCGTGATATCTGCCGGGAACATAGCAACAGGGAGTGTGGAAATTGGCTTTGGGGCCGTTTCCATAGTGGACCTTCGGGGGGCAGCCATACTTGGGTTCATTCCAGGTTGGAGAGTGGTTGGAGGGATACCCACATGGCTTCCTGATTCGGGTGTGTCTCTAGGATTGTTCCGGAGTCCTACGAATCTGGATCGGTCAGAGGCGACCCCGGATTTTGCGGCCCGTGACCGAGTGGAAGGAGCGGTTCTTCAGGAGAGCATTCAGCCATCCCCCTTTGTGTTTATGAATCCCCCACCACTTCAGGACATCGCCGGAGTGGATGACGGAGTGTTCTTCAACCTGGTCACCCAGATCATCCAGGGAGAGTCCATTCAGACTCTCATCAAGCCGCTTCAACACTATGTCGATGTGATCCATCGGTTCGAGCAGAAGAAGTTCGATTGGGTCGAGCGCACAACTCAGGCAGATACCATTGAGAAACCCACTATGACTCTCGGGTTCGGAACAGCCGGGGTGGTAGCCGAGTCTATGTTGGGAGCACCGGGAATAGGTGGGGGTCTCTATCTGGCCCAAACCGGCGGGGCTTTCCAGTTTCAGGATCCCGAGACAGACTATATTCTCCCCGAGAGGGGGACTCCTGGCCAAGCTCTGCTCATCGAGCGGCTCGGCGAACGCTTAATCTATGGGGGATCCGGAACGTGTGTAGCCGGGTCCGGGGTGTTCACAGATCCCTTTGCCAATTTCCCAGCAACTTCGGGCAACCGACTCAAAATCACCTCTGGAGATCTTGTTGGCTCCTATGATGTGGTTTCGGGTGGCGGTACGACCATCACGGTTCAGCCGGTGTTTCTCCTTTCGACCCCACAACCGGTCACTTGGGAACTCTATGCCGGATACACCCAAGCGGTATATGACCCACGGGTAGTCGCGGATCAGATTTACAAGGGGTTCAACCATCTCCTCGATGAACCTTTCCAGGTTCAGATCCTGGCCCTAGTGGGTGTTGTTCCAGCCGATGCCGCAGCCCAAACGGCAAACCGGCCCGTGGCGGACATGACCGAGGCTTTGGCTAGTGGGCGCACAATCACTTTGCGGTTTGGGTTAGTTCAGGAGGTCACAGGAACCTGGGCTACCCTGACAGGATTAGAACAACAGAATCTAGGCACTCTGGCGAATGATTCGTTGGAGGTGCCTACCACCGATGTTCTTCGATGGGCCGGTCAGAATTTCTCGATCCGAGTGGGAACACAACTGCTCCAACACGGGGCTGGCCTTACGGGGGTCAACGTCTTCAGTCCAGACCCCGGAGGTGGAAACGGGATCGAGTATCTGTTGGCAGATGTCCTCGTGGGTGGGGTTCTTGTCCCACAGGGACGACTGAAGTTCGGAACTACGGTCCTATCTGCCATGACCGCTTCTCGGGTTTGGTACGTGGAAGAATTCCTGGACCCTGCTGTATTGCTGGCGGGCCAGGCTGAGTACAACCCCAGGGATGGGAGCCTGAACCTGTCAGCAGCAGACATGGTTGCCCAGGCAGGGCAGCGGCTGTATTTCGTCGAGCAAATGGTCACGGAGCAACAGCAGGATGTCGGTTTGAATCCGCTGCTCTGTGCTTTCGCTTTCCACTCACCCCTGACACGGGGGTCTGTGGTTGAGGTGCGATACTGGCGAGCCGATTTGGAGGGTCGCAAGATAGGCGCGCAGATCGTGGAGTTTCTCCCGGTGTCCATTCGGGGGGATGTTGCCACCCAGATATCAGCAAACACCTATCAGTTCAACACGGCTCTGGATACCGTGGACCAGTCCATTGATCCCGTGATCTACAGCGGGGCCACGATGCAAAACATCGGGGGACGTGTGGATTGCACTGTGGACTATCCCCCGGCTCTTGGGGGCGCAGGTCGAATTAAGTTCTATCGGGACATTCCGACATACGTCAAGGTCACGGTTAACTATGCCGTCTATGAGGCTCGGGGTGGGGAGAGAGCCTATGAGGGCAGTCAGAAGCCAGCCTATCGGCCACCTTTCTACATCAAGGCCGCCCAAGATCGGTTTGGTTTGCGTGGGAATCGAGTGGCAGAATTCACCCCCGGACAGATGATCCGATTGGGAGAGATCTGCCACTACATCAAGAGTCTGACCTACTATCCTTCTCGGATGGTAGAGGAAATCCAGAAGGTTGGGCACCAGAAGGTTCGGGTTCAGGTTCAAAAGGGAGATGTCACATCGGTTGGCATCTTCCCCCCGACCGTGATCGAAGAAGGCACTCGATCTCCGGGCAATGATGTCATAACCCTCATCACGGCGGCCCCTATCACGACGGTGGTAGACCCGGATGGGTCTACCCCGGTAGTCACAACGGCCCCCGCCGGGTTCATGTCCGTGATTGACACCTCCGTGTTCCCCTTTGAGCCTGTAAACCGTGGTCAGAAAGAGATTGTGTTTCTGGGTGACCTCACCCAGTTTGCCATTCCCGGACACATTCTGGAGGTTGGTGGGTGTCCGTTCACCGTTACTCAGACCACCCTTTCTGAAGATGGGACCCGCTCCCAGATTTCCGTAGCCTCTGCTTTCCAGTCAGCTTTCACGATGTCTACTCCGCCGACTGTCAAGCTCTCTTATCGTCCTGTCTATCCCCCGGAAGCTCGGGAATTCCTGGGATGCGGACCGGTGTTGCAAGGCGAGAGCTACGAACTGGTGCTCTATGGGGAACTTGATCCTTCGGGTCAAGCACAGCCTGGTCGGACACTGATTCAGGGGGTCGAGTATGACCTGAATCCTGATACCGGCTTGGTCAGGCTCTTGGACCCCGGTATTGACCCTCTTGGGCCGGGACAACGGTTGAGTTTGTCTTTCACTCGGCTCCGGTCCATCAAACCCTTCTGGCAGGATGGAGTGGTGGTGTTGCCAAGGGTCTACATGGACTTCTTGCACGTCACACTCCCAGATGGGCGTAATGGTCTGCTGGGGGGGTTGCTGACAGCCACCTATACATTCAATAGCCCTGATACGTTTTATTGGCGAGCCTTACCCCTCAGGTCTTTCTTGGTGGAGGCAACTCAGGAAGCGATTCAGGAGATCACTGCCAAACAACCCGCAGGCGGGGCTTTCAAAGCATCCACGGGTGGGACGAATAACTGGCAACAAGGTCGGGTGGGTTTACTCTACGAACGAAAACACCTACTGGCGAAAGATCGGGCGGCCAGAACCTTCCTGGACTTCTACAACACGGCCATTGTCTCTTTCGAGCAAATCCTTGAAACCATCTCCGGGGGCTTTGTCGGGGACCGGGATGGGAAGTTCCGTTTCTGGGTGGGCCGTGGTAGAGACTTTGCCCCCCCTGGCTATGAAGACGATGTGACCGGGAACCTCAATCCCAGATTTGTGTGGGGTGATGTGTTCCTGGCCGCTTTCAACGTGGCTCAACCAGGCTTGAGTTACCAACCCGTTCAGGCCGATGCCTTGGTGAATCCTGGTTCGTTGACCTTGACTGACGGGGAGGTAGACGGAGACATTCTCGGCTCGAACTGGATGGACCAAGCCCAGAGTCAACAGAAACAGCGGGTTCAGAACGACGTGGATGACATCGTTCTGATTGGCCCTGGCCGCATCTGGTTCACTTTCCAGTTGACCCTGCCTTTCTTCAAGATGCACATGAAAGGTCGCTACCTCCGCATGGGGGGTTTGCAAAGATACTCCCGACTGTTCCCAACTACGACCCATGCGTTCTTCCGGACGTTCCCCGGAGCAGGAGCTGACATTCCTGCTGGCGACGTGGGTGTCTATACCTGGGGTCGGGTGATTGATGGAGAAGATCAGAAGACTTCCGGGAGGGCCATAGGCCAACTTGCCAATCCAGTTCTTGGGGCCATTGAGAATGTTCAGGAGGCTGCCCTTCTTCGGCGACGGGCCAGGGGACGCATCTGGGGCTATTTCCCGAACGGGATCCCCGCAGGGGCATTCTTGAACGGTGCTTCTGTAGCTATCGTGGGTCCATGTGTGGTGGTGCTCCCTGCCTTGTTTTCCGAAGTGGACATCAATCCAGTCACGGGTTATCCGGATGAAACAACACTCCTGGGTAGTGGTTTCGGGACGGGCGAGGAACCCTCGGCTACGGGTGGCGATCCAACTTTGGCAGTTCCCAGTTTCCAGCCTGGGGATCAAGTGTTCTGGGGACAACCGGACGGAAAGGTCTACAAGGGGTTCACTCCCGAGTTGGTGAACATTCTGGGTAGGAGCACCTACACCGGGTTGTTCGTGCGAGATGTGCAGTACGGGTGTGCCATTCGTTTCCAGACCTCGGCTGGAGCAGCCATCAACGATCCAGATCTGGTCCTGGTAGGCACGACTACGGCTTCTGGAACCCCGGCACATCTGTTCCCTATTGAACAAGGGGACACACTCTTCGCGGTAGCTCCCATTCTGATTGCTTCCGGCACCATAGATCCAACTGTGGCAATGACCCCCCAACAACTGGCCACACTCACAGCCGGATCCGACATCTATCGTTCTGGCTTTGATGTGAAGATCGTTGGAGATGGCAGAGTAGTGGATACTACTCTGCCATCATTCCAAGACCCTTCTTTCTTTGGTCTCAGGGAGATGTTCGGGCAGAACCCCCCAGACCCGATGGGTTCAGTAGAGGGTTCGGTAGAGTTTCTTTACACCTCCCAGAGTCCATTGTTGGTTCCTGCCCTGGAAGGGAAATATCAGGATGACAGCGGGGATTATCAGATCCCATACATGAAAATCAGCAACACTGAACTGGATCGTTTTGCTCAGGTCTCAGAAGAGATTGCCGAAGTCATGGCAGCGGAAAGCCCAGCCGGTGCTGGTCCGCCTTTCCCAACCAGTGCCGTGTACCCGGATGAGGTGCTGGCCATTGATGGTTCAGTGGTTCCGGCTATCAATCCGGCTTTGGGTTTTCTGGGGTCGGAACCGGCCACACTCCTGACCCTTCAGGATATGGCTCCCAACACCCCTCCGGCTCGGGGTGTCACCGACCTTCGACGCTATGATCTGTTGTTTGTCGAGACCTCGACGGGAGCCGGACCTTTCTCTACTGGGGGTGGGCCTACTCCTGGTCCTCAAGGCATCTGGTCTGTCGGAGATGTCAGTGTTGTGGTGCAAGGGTCACGTTTGGAACCTCCGAGGTTTGTGACTCGAACACTTCAGAGTTCTCCCATTCGGTATGTGGCCGAGAATGCGTTGGCCTATACGATGGGTCAATACCCAGCCCAACCCCAACTTGTGGTTCCGCCCCCCCCGGGGGTTCGGGTTTATGAGGATCTGGCTCTTGGGCGTACTGTTTTGGATTTCACTTCGGTTGGCCAGATTGCTTTGAACGACGGTACGGGTGTCGGGGTTGGGAACTTCAATGATATCTGGTCCCTGGTTCCCCCCCGGTCCAACAACATCATCACAATCCGGTTGTACGCTCGGCGAGATGTGGACATTGTCAACGGACCCCTTGGACCAAACCCGCTCCCATCAGCCGGGGCCGGGGGTGAGCTTGCCCTGACGATTCAGATTCAGGGGGCCACGGTAACGGTCACAGATTACCAGGGCTTTGTGCTGGTTTCCCCTCCAGTACCCGCCATTGTCTATGGGACTAGCGAAGCCCCACCAGATCCCGTGTGGGTCAACAACCGTGAGATCATCATCAGCCAGACAGGTTTCATGCCGTGGGGGTTTGGTCCTCCAAATCAGTGGTTCTTGCCACATGCCCTGGTTCTGCCTTGGCGGCGAGAGATGCTCTATGGGTTTGAGTTCACTGTGTCCATAGATACCGATGTGGCGGCTACCGGCGAGTCTGTCACTGCTTGGGTGGATGAGGACAGGCTCACATTCCATGAGGATATCGACTTCCGTCTGGCCAAACGACGGGGGTATGTGCATCCGCAGTCCGGGATTCCTTTCCAGACCCAATTGACCATTGAGAATATCACTGTTGGTTACACTGTGGGCCTCTCAACTTGGTCAGATGTTCTGCGGTACTCGAACGGTCTCTTTGGGGGGTTTCCCATTCCGTTCACTTTCTTGGCTCGGTCCACGGCTCCTGATGCCGATTCCCCCGGGATCTGGGCTGGTCTCCCTGGTGAGGGATCCTTGAAGGTTATGGCCTTTGAGGGCCACGGGAACATCCCTATTACCGGTGTGCAGGCTCATCTCTCAGCCGCCCCCTCCAATGAACGAAACGAGGCAGGGACTATCTGCTCAGGGTGGGGCTTCACAGCCAGCAAGTTTGAGCTAGGTGCTCCGGGCAATGAGATTGTGGATGACCGGGTGCTGCAACCTACCGTGGGGGCCGGGGCGGTTGCCAATGTTCAGCACGGGGATGTGTTGGTGATTTCCCAGGGCCGAAACGCAGCCCATCCCTCAACGGCTAAGGCAGGTAGTTACCTGGTTCGTCATGCTGTGGAACGAACCAACATCGGAGCGTCGGATCACTACAGGGCAACGGCCCCAAACTGCTATGCCGGACAAGATACGGGTTGGGCACCTTTCGCTTTCCCAAAGGTGGTGGTTTATGATCCGGCGACATGGACACTGACAATCACCAACTTCGAGGTTCCAAACGGATTTGTCCATCCAGGTGGTACCAGTGGTTTTGGTCTGCCTCCCGGCCGGGTTTTCATCCTGTGTGATCTGACAACCTTGAATGACCCGGTTCTGGCTACGGCTCAACAGTCGGTCATTGGAGCCATCTACACCGCGTTTACGGTTGTGGGCACAACAGCGGTTCTGACACTGAATCCCTTGGCCATGTTTGATGCTGTGGGGCCAATCGTGGCTGGTGTCTTTGCAGGTTTGATACAGCCCGGAATGCAGGTCTCGGGGATGACCCGTTTCCCCGTCAACGTCAGTGGGGAGATTTTGGGGCTGCCCCGAAACAACTGTGTAGCCTACGATGAAGCTCTGGACAATTCGGTACGGGGTTTCCGTTGGCTGACGTTCCGTGGCCCAACTGAATCGGTTGTCCATCCGGCTCCGGGATATGTGGAGTTGAGTGGGGCACCTGGAGGTGGAATCCAGATAGTTCCGGCTCCGGGTGTGGTTGTTCCTGCCTATCAGCCACGACAGTCGAACCATCAGTTCATTCTGGACGAGCTTCAGCCTGTGTATGACCGAGTGGTTCGGTCTCTGGATCTGTACCTGACAGCGGCTCAGTGGCGGGTTCTGAACATTCCGTTCGGTAGTGCATTGGATGGTGCCGGGGGTTCTTTCGTGTGCCTGTTGCCAAACACGCGCTTTCAGTTGGCAGACAATACAGGTGTTGTGGGGCACTATGCTCAAGCAGGTGTTTTCCTGGAACCTTCTGTGCCCAGAGCGGCCTTGAACTTGACTGAAGCCTATGCCCGAGTTGTGGACGGCAATCCGGCGGGTGGTCCGGACCACAGCCTTCCGGATCCGTCCCCTCCAATGAATGATGAGGACCGCGAGATTGGAATGCGGGAACTGTTTCGGTACACGGGATTGGCCGTGCCTGAAGAGGTCGAGTTTGCGATTCGGCGCATTCGCAGATTCCATGATGCCAACACGGAAGCCAGTCAGAATCTCATTCCACTTCGGTTTGCCTATGAGATTCGGCGAGGACGGGTCAGTGCCTACAGCACCAGTCGGCAGAAGGGTTTGGTGACGGCAGCCAATTTCACAATGAACTGGGAGGCCACCAAGCCTGCCGGAACCCGAGCCAAAGCCCAAGATGTCTGGAATGACCTGACGGGGCCGCACAACGGAACCAACCTGAGGCCGTTCGACAACGCGGATGTGAACATCAATCCGGGGGATCTGTTTCGACTCCTGGACAAGGAAGGCCAGGTCGTTGATGAGGTCGAGATCGAAAGCATCCAGGCGGGAGATCAAATCAGGCTGGCTGTCCCTGGTCTTCAAGCCACACCGGATGCAGGCACCTATGTGGGGATGCGTTTTGAGGTCTGGCTCCGGCAAGCCCCTGTGCCCCACGAACAATCCAATGAGCAACTCCTGAACCTCATTACTGACCGTGAGGTGTTTCGCACCGATGCCGATTGGGACCCTGCCTCTCCTGATTACCAGAAGGGCGGTTGGGTCAGAGATATCATAGGTGGAGGTGCTTACTCTGCCGCAGTCAACAGACTCCGGGATGACTTGAATGCTGCTGGCGGAGTTGGCGGATTCACGTTTGGTGCTCGTGGTGTTCAGAAGGGGGACATTGTTCTGGTAGACCCCCTGGGTTGGGTGCCTTTGGACGGGTTGCTACCGGCACCTCCTGAACAGGGGCTTCGTCAGTTCGGAGATGACGGGGTAGCTATTCGGGCACCTTTGTTTGTAGCCGGAGGCCCATCGGCTTTAGATGACAACCGGGGGTTCTATCGGGTCTTGAAAGTGGATGATACGGATGCACTCTCTCCGGCCCTGGTTGTGAACCCGGAGACAACCTTTACCGGGGGAGCCGCAAATGTGGTCTTCGACCCAGCGGATCCCCTTCGGGCCTATGCAGTGTACCCAACGGTCACGGCCTCTGGTTTGTCCGGTGGCATCGAAGGTCAAATGGATCTGCGACCGACCCGACTCCGAGATCCTGTGACCGAGTCCTTCGTGCAATATCAGGATCTACTGACCAACTACCATTCCATCCGGCCCTTCAGCTACCGGGTGATCCGGCCTTCTGGGTTGTTTTCGGATGAAGCCATTGACCTGGTACTTTCCACCCGAGAACGAATGCTGACCCTCATTGAGAAGCTCAAGGGGGTGATGCTCGGTCGTAAGGGCGGTCGCTACTACATTTTCCAGAAGGACCGGCACATTCACAGTTTGGGTATTCCGACGAATCCTGAGGTGGGTTGGGGGTTGTTCACGAATGCCCTGGTGGAGAATCTTCTCGGGCACGTTGAGACGGCTCCTTTCTTGAACTGCTCCGATACCATCTCCTTGTTGGACCGTCGTGTGTGGATTCTGGACACCCGGTTGGACTCCCTCATGCCAGATCCGGGACCACCGCCGGATCCTCTACGGATGGTCAGGCTAGTACCCCCGGCATTGGCCTATACGGCCTATACCGATCTGGTTGCAGGAGTCCTGATCCGACCTGTGTTGCCGGATCGGGTAAACGAGGTCTTGGACGTGAGCGACTTGTTCCGGCCTGTGAGGTACACCTGGTTGAACTATCGGGTTCACCTCACGTTGGGAACCCTGGCCGGAATTGAGCGGTTCGACAGAGAACTGCCTGAGAGACTGGCAGAACAGAAACGGCTCCTGCTTCTCAGGGAAACGGCGAGTAGAACATGAGCCAACCTGAACCCAGTCTTGAGGAGCTTCAACGCTTGTTGATCCGACTAGGAGTTCAACCGGGCACCTGGGGGGAGAGGTCTGAGCGGGTCATCACACCAGAGAGGGTACACGCTCAACGTGAGAACCTAATAAAGCTCCGGGGGTTGTTGGATCTGGCCATGCAACAGGATCAGAATGCTTTGGCTGCTTTGCGGGAACAGTTAACCCGACTAGAACACGGGGGGGGGAGCTAACCCATGGCCGATACGCCCAACCAGTGGGGCACAATGACTTTCGAGGTCCCGGATCTTCTCCAGGACCTTCGAGAGGACATCAATAGTGTGGCCGAGTTCCTGGTCGCAGTGCTCGATGTGGCCTTGCTTGCCCTGCAACTGGTCAAGGCATTTCTGGTCGGGTTCCTCAACCCTATCGCGGCTCTGGTTCAGGCTATTCTCGACGAGATCCGGAGCCTTCTACGCGACCTGAAACAACTGGGTCTCTATCTCACCGGGGACTGGAAACTCACGTCCTATCCGTATACCGAACTTCAGGGTGGCTTCAGTGAATATGAACGTCGGATGATCGGCCGACTGACTGATCACACGGATCCGACTCGGCCAGATGTGTCTAGTAAGACCAAAGTGTTGTCCATGTTCTTCTATCTCTCGGTAGACGTTTCAGACATCGAACGTCTTTTGGCTTTCATCAGTGCCCTGGTTCGGTATTTCAATCAAACCTATGACACACCTGGAAGTCTGCCTACCCCGGTCATCACCAAGGTTCTGTATGGGAATGCAGCAGCCAGCATCCTGCATCCCCAGGACTTGCCTGCTTTCTTCAAGTACAACGTGGACCCCCCATCCATCGCTCAGGTGAAATGGGTCTTGAGCACGGCTCCGAAACATCCTTTCAATCCCTTCCCCCCGCTTCCCCCCAAGGGTTTCCTGGTCACGGTTTCAACCATTGAGCCAGGAATCTCAATTTGTTGGGACAGACCCCAAAATGACTCTACTCTGCAAGAGAATGCCTCCGGGGTTGGTCGGTCCCAACCACGGGAGGCCAACATCGTTCGGCTAGCTAGCGGGCGTCCTCTTGTTCTACATGGCGGGGCTGCCATGATTCAGGGGGCTTCTACCCTGGCGTACAACCAAGGAACCGACAGTAATGGGGCTGGGAGGGATGTCACGGCCCGGCTCTTTGGGATGGTTTCCCCGACAGCCAACGAGGTGATTCCCCTTGACATGCTGACCCAGGGGGATGTGCCTGTTTTCCAACAGACCTTCTTTGTACCCCTGGCAGGCACATTGAGCCAGTGGGCCACGTCGGAATACTCCATCGACCTGAAGTTGGAGGACATGCCGCAAATGGGCAAAGTCACCAACGATAACGGACAGATGAAGGTTGAGCTTCTTGGCCCGGCTGGGACGTATTACGTTCGGGTGGCAACCTGCACTCGGGAGATCGGGAACGGGACTAAACAGTACAAGTACAACATGGTCCGGGCACAGACAGGAGCGCACACTCCAGGACGGCCCATCACGGTTTCACTCGGAGATGACTCGGTACAAGAGAATGACCTGAGTCCGTTCTCGGCACCGTTCCGGGTGGCCTTCCCCAATGCCAACACCATGAAGTACCTGGAAGCAGTCAAAGCGGCCTTGGTGGCTCTGGCCCTTTCCCGGCCAGACTTGACCCCCCTGGATCAACTCAGGCAGATTCTCCCCGCCAATGAGTACAACCTGGCGGCCAGTAACAAGTTGATTCTGAACGGTGTGGCTGCCCAACGCTGCCTACTGGAGCCTTTCAAGCATCTTCTGGGTTGGTTGTTCGATGACTACATGGGGGCATTGGACAAGGCGAGTGGAGATCCGGGAGTGTTTCGGACGACCCTCTACGACAAGATTCAAACTATGGTCGCAACCCTCTATGACAAGACTGGGCCACAGCCGGAGATGGAAGCCTATGTGGTGCAGAACACACAGGCTTTGCGAACAGCCACCTGGAAGCAGATATTGAGTGGGGCGGGGCACGAAGCAGTATCCTCTTATGTGTTTGACGTTTCCATCTTGGAGTCGATCAACCCCGGTAGTCCAGCCGGGAGATGGTCCGCTGATGGTTTGGCTTTGTCTCCTTACCAGATGGGAATTCCTGCTGAGATCGTCAACGACATGTTCTGGGTGCCTGGTTTGATTACAGAGCGGGCACCACAGATGCAGGAGGGGGAACTTCTCCCCCCAGAGGGGTTCGAGTTTGTGTTTGCCACAAGCTCGAAAGAGCTTACCGCTGAGGTCATGTCCAGTGCCCCGCCGCCTATTCGCCGAGTCTATGAGAAATACATCCAGAATGACGGTACTCTTCTTCTGCCCAATGATTTGACCCCCTATCTTGAGGGTATCTCTTCGCTCTCTCGCAAGGTCGGGTCCGCCGACAAGTCCCCAGTGTTCTATATCGGGGCCACTGACCTGACCAATATCACACGGGCGACTGTTCTCGAAACCACATCCCAGATGGGAGTCTTTTATGCCCGAGGACTTCTGGCCAAGTATGACAACGGGAGTCTACTCCAACAAGCAGCCCTGGCTTTGGGTATTGCAGGGGCCGCCCTCAGTCGATCCCCGGCCGACGGAGCCTGGCTCAACGTCAGACTCTTAGATTGGCTCCCCGGTTTGGAGAACTTCCTGGCTGTTATCTTGAACTGGATTGAGGCCATTCGGAACGCCATCCAAAGCATCATTGACACCATCAGGAAGTACATCGAGTTCATTGAGGGTCGGATTGTCGAACTCCAGAACCTCATTCGACGCATCAATGACATCATCCAAAGCATCCTGGGGTTCGCGTTTCAGATCCCCAAGTGTGCTGTTCTCACCCTGGTTTCGGATGGAACCATCGGGGTGCTTTCAGACTTGGTGTCCGCCCAGAATAAGCCGAGTGACAGTCCTCTGGCCTATGGGGCTGGGATCGCTGTGGTGATCCCTTTTGGCCCGGCGTTCGGTATGGACATCATCGCGGAGTTTTGCAAATCTGAGTCGGGGAACCCAACTCCGGATACCTACATGGCTTCCTCGACCCCACCTTTCCCGGCCATGGCCGATGCAGAGGTACTGCCTCCGCCTGTGCCACCAGATCCTGAACCAGACGTGTTGTGAGGTAAGCCCGTGGCATCCTTCAACAAAATGTCGGTCTGGCCGATAGGCTACTTCCGGGCTTATTCCAGTTGGTTGCTGCGAGACCGTCGAGAAATCGGACTTCGGATAGCCACCATCAATGCCGAGATTGCTCGAATCGGACTAATCCAGGTAACGTATCGAACAGTTACCTCCGGTGAGAACACAACAGTCACCGAAGAACGCATGGGCTTTTCGGTCACCCCCGAGGGGTCTTCCCTGAGCAAGCTCGTCATGGCATACATAGCCAACGGTGGGAATCCATTTGACATTTCCCCTTTCTGGTATCCGGACAGCACCGAGGTAGTTTCCACGGATGCTGATGGGAATCAGCAGACAATCCAGAAGTCTCCTTATGGGGGGGTGCTGGCTCCGATGTCGGCTTTGGCGAACGACCCCTTGCCTGGAACAGACAGCACTGGCTTTGGAGGCCATCGTGGAGGTTGGGTCCGGGCAGATCACTATTATCCGGCCAGACAGGGTGGTCGGATTTCCCAGGGGTCATTCGACAGCGACATGATCGTAAAGACCATGCATCAGATCCGGTCTTGGGACAACCAGGCCATCAAGGAACGCCTGTTAGATCTTGAGGCCCGTATCCTCAAGCTCTGTGATCTTCGAGAACAGTTGACCCATGAACGGGACGAGGTGCTGGTACAAGCCTTTGGAGGTGTCCTGGATGGGGTGGGTGACTTCGATGAGGATCGGTTTGCCAATGATCTCCGAGTGCAGAATCTTGTCCAGGACATGTACGAGATGCTCTTTGAAACCGAAGAGGATGGCACTGTTCGGGCATTCAAGGGCAACTCCAAGTCGGACTACTACCAGTTCACGTTTGATGATCTGCCTTCTGAGTACCCGGATGCCAAGTGATTATAGCCAAGCCGTCTCATTGGCTTGGCTATAATCTCAGCCTTGCGGGGAGGCTGAATGTCACGAGACATACAGATTGCCTGGCCGTGTTCCCACTTGACGGTGGAAGAAGTCGTTCCCCTGGGTTCTGACCGACGATCCCTGGCTACCAGTCAACCCATAGCCGCTCGTGGCCAGGTACGGGTTCTGGCCAACAACGATTTCTTCCTTCCCCAGGGAGGTCTCTATATCCCTGCCGTCCTTTACGGGACGGGTTCAGGACCATTCACCCTGGTCGAGAATGAGGACACCCTGACAATCGAGTCTACGGTAGGTGCAGTCACAATATCCTTCGGGATCCGGGGAGAAACCCGGTGGACAGCAACCCAGGTAATCACCTACCTGAAACGGCAGGGAGTCACCATAGTTCAGTTTGACCAGACCAACGGCCATCTGATCTTCCAGGAAACCACGAAGATTGGAGTGGACTCCTTCATCAAGGTGTCTGGTTCTGCGGCTGGCGCCCTGGGTTTCGGGGACAGCTCCAATGGCTATCAGGTGGCTGCTCGTGGTTCCCAACTCTATCCCTCTTGGGAACTCTACCGGCCTCCGACGTTGACCGCTCTGAGATACCCCAGGTTTTCTGAAGCCTTACGAGCCAACCCGGTACTCAAAGTGACCTACACGGCAGCCCCCAACAGATGTCTCCGGTGTCGAACCACCTATATCGAGAATGACTATCGTTTTGATGGGGCTGGTCAGGCTCTTATGGTTCAGAATGAGGATCTTCTCTACCAGGCGGCCCTCAAGATTCTGTTGACCGACCAGAACAGCAATCCGTACCATCCGTGGTATGGCACCATGCTCCGTTCTCGGATTGGAACCAAGGCGATTGCCGGGGTGGCAACTCTCATCAGTGAGGATGTCCGGAAGGCTCTATCCCGGTTACAGGCTCTTCAGACGGACCAGGCCAAGATTCAAACGGTCACATTCAAGGAAAAGCTCTACGCAGTTCTCAACATCACTGTGAAGCCCCATGCTCAGGATCCGACGACTTTCCTTCTGGATGTGACCGTTCAGAATGCGTCTTCGGAACCAATCAACGTCACCATCGTTTTCACGGTCCCCGATGTGGTGGCTCTCATGGGGAGCAATGGTCTTATGTTGGGCCCGGAACAAGCAGGTCTCTCGGCCACCCAGGCTGCCGGATTGTTCGCACAATCCAACCCGGTACAGTTGCTGAAGGATGGGAACTAGCATGGCAACGACACCTGAATTCCTGGGTCCGGATAACCAGTACCGGACCCACCTTATTCTGACCACAGATCGATCTTCCCGGTTCCTTACGGGTCGGTTGCCTGCGGACACAGCCGATGTGCAGGTTTCCATTAGAGAAGCAGGGTTCACTTCTGACCCTGAGACTGTAATCTTCAGTGGTACTGAGTTCACCATCCCAAACCCGTCTTCGCATCCTGAAGGTTTGCAACTCTATCCGGGAGATAATTCCGTTCGCATTCGGGCCGTGCTTACCAACGGGGCTGTCACGGATATTGCCACGGCAGACATCCATCTGGCCCTGGACCGAGATGTGCGGGCTGATGTTCTACCCCCGGGTGGGATCACTTTCGAGCGGTTTGATGACTACGTGACAATCTCCATAGACGGTCTTGATGATCCGAACGTGGTCGGGTACAATTTCTATGCCGCTACCTCCCCAGGGGGAGGCACTTCGGGATACACCCAGATCAACCCCAAACAGATTGTCTCAGGGGCCACGGTCGAACGACTGACCCCCATCGGGGAACTCACGGCTGATGCGATGGTGGTTACTCAGGGGGATGGGAGTCCCATAGCAGACCCCCTCTACTTGCGTGTGACTGGGGCACAACGGGATCGTTTGGGCACCCAGTATCAGACAGATTTTGATCAGATGATGGAGATCCCGGACACGTTCCTGCACTACAAGACCACTGTGCAAGTGCAAGGGGTTGATCTGATTCAACGGTACTCCTTTGTCCATGACCGAAAGGCCACGCTGTCTTCGACGGTGAATCCGGCCATTCCCAATGCCGCTTTCAACACCATCCTGGACACAGACCCGCTGTACTATGTGGTCACGGCCATTTACTGGATTGATGGGGCAGAATACGAATCCGCTTTCTCACCCGAGGTTTTGGGGTCTCCTCTTCAGGTGACTACTGCCGTGACGACGTTGCCCACCGTGACCCGACAACAGATTCTTCGGGACACAGTGCTTTCCATCTATCGTTCGCAACCCGACTTAGATGTAAAGCCCGGGTCTGTTTTGCGGGACACTTTCATCGACCCCTTCACCACCGAAGCTGAACGAATCCGTTTCATCATCGGTTTCCTTCAGGCGGCTCAGTCCTTTGCAACCCTACTTGCCATTGATGACCCCTCTCATTCAGGAACGTCCGTGGCAGTGTCCCAGTCCCCTTATAAGGTGGCTTTGCGACAAGCCTTTTTCTTGAGGTCGGATTCCGACGTACAGACGATGATCGACAATGCTTTTGATCATCTGGCTTCTCGACGGGGAGTGACTCGAAACCCAGGCACCCGGGCCAGAGGTGAGGCCACGTTCTATGTCACCATCCGTCCCACAGCTCTCTTGCCCATTGTTGTAGGTCAGGGAATCAGTGGCGGGAGTTCGACGTTCAGAGCCACCTCATCGGGTCAGATCTCACCCGACGGCATTGGTACAACCTACAGTCCCTCAACAGGACGTTATTCAGTACGGGTGTTCATTCAGGCTGACAGCATCGGAAAGGCTGGGAACCTGGCCGTTGGTCAGATTCAAACGGTGATTAGCGGGCCGTCAGGCGTGCGAGTCACCAATGAGGGGGCAACCTTCGGCGGGGCT